TTAAATGTATCGGTATTTAATTCATTCACTATTTTCTCTAGATCGACGTCACCACTCTTTGGCACCATACACAATAAACGACCGCCAAATCTTTGAACTTTCCCCAAGAATGCGATTTCTGTTTTTCTAGATAAGGTTCTCACGTATATACAGTCTTTACCGTTGTTATTTTCCATTAATCTAAGATTTCTCGGTGCGCCCCATTCGAACCAATTCTTTTCCGTGAATTTTTTTATTTTTCTGTCCATCAACGTTTGTTTATATTTTTCCAAGTGTTCGTCTATTTCCTGATTACCCGTTGGAAACTGATTCACGTATATAAACCTCTCCGTCTCATTCTCATCTTGAAGTACATCTATGTTACCGAGTGGAACTTTAAATACTTCATCCTTTCCAGATACCATACCCACACCTACATCGAAATAGTCTTCTATTTTTTTCATTTCTTCACTTTGTTCGCCGAATGTGATGATTCCTCCCAATACGTTATACCTTGTGTGTTCTACGCGAGGTTCGTCGGGGATACCGTATTGAACGACACAAGTATCCATGAATGTCTTGTTATGGTAGGTCATTATAGGATCTATCACGACTCCGTCGCGATTTATTTTCTGATACCTGAACACTGTCACGTCTATGCTCGCATTTTCGAAAAGAGAACTCCTATTGGGGAATAAAAAGTGTGTAAATTTACCATTTTCGCACATTTCAACGATTAACTTCGATGTGGTGGTTAATCTCATGAAGTCGGATGGTACCACGAATATCAATTCCCCACCATCATCCACTAAATGGTAACACTTTTCTATGAATTTTATGTACATATTAGATGCGCTTCCCTTTCCCTTGACATACGGGGGATTACCAACAATTGTTTTGAATTTTTCGTCAAATTCATAAGAAAGAAAGTCCTCGTATATGACCTTTTGATTATTATTAAAATCTACTTCGGGCTCTATGGTTTTGTCGATTTCAAAACATACCATTGGGTGGTTTTTATTTGTTTCTAAAAAGTTCATTAATATATGTCCCGCACCAAATGATGGTTCTAGCAATTTAGCACCCACATTTTCCACATGATTAAATATGTAATTTCTCAATCCAATGTGTTTAGTGAAATATTGACCCAAACTTTTCTGCTTGGTTGCCATCTTGTATGTTTAGTGTTCAAAAACTTTAAGTGGTTCCGCCCATTTTTGAAATAACTCGTGCGTCTTATCTGTGACCATTTTCATATATTGTTGGTCATTTCTCTTAATTCGATCGACTGGGTATGAAATTTGAAATCCATTCGAGGGATTAATGAAGATTTGAGTGGTCGGCACTTCATCGAACGTTCCACACCACACTTTATTTTCGGTTTTTGATACGATAATGAGACCATATCTCTGGATTTGAATGGGTGAATTCTTAACCGCTCGCGCAATTCCAACCTTATCTCGGCATGACTTATCATTATACATATAATTGATAAGTTTCACGATGCCACAGAGATTGTTTCTTTGATTCTTGTTCGTGGTATCGAATGACTTGATATTGATTGGAAAATCCGGAACTTTAAATTCGCTCATATCCAGGTAAATATCACCGAATGCCCGTGGGTCGGATGGTTCTTTGAGACGAGTCGCCAAGGCTTTATCTTTCAATAGAATGCCCCGAATGATGGCTTCATCTTTCACGGAATTGATTCTACCATCTACATACTTGTCACTCAGGTTAATCTTGTTACGATGAAGAAGTAGTTGGCAATATTCCAATACTTTATCGATGTAGGCGTTGGTGATCGAATTTCGGATTCTCAAAGACATTTTTAATTTTACTTAAAAAATTTATAGCTCGGGCTCACTTAGGAGACCTAAACGTGACCAATGGTCTCTTAAGTAAAACGGGGCTTAAAGTTTTGGGTATATATTCATATATAATATACAAATGGCTTCTCTCACGAGCGACTACACGACCGTCCCGGGACAATTATTTGCGTGCTTGTCCGTCGTTGGACCGGAAGCTCCACAAAAAAATGATAAATTCGGTATTAAGATTCGCGGATGTTTCGCTTCTCGTAGTGAGGCTGCGGATCACGCGAAACGATTACAAAAGGAAGACGCTACATTCGATATTTATGTCGTAGATATGTATAAATGGCTGTTAATTCCGCCGGATCCGAGTAAGATCGAGGACGCGCATTTCGCGAATGAAAAATTGGAGGAGATCATGCAGGGGTACAAGGAGAATCAAGCACAAGCCGCAAAGATGTTTGAAGAACGTAAGGCTGATATGATGGCTGTCAGAACCGGCGACACGTACGCTAAACCGGGCGATGATAACAGCAGATACTATAATAAGCCCGATGAACCTCCGATCAGTCACCCAGCAGAGGTTTTGGAACGCCTCCAAAAGGAAAAGCCAGATGCTCCCATGGAGGATTTGGTCAAGGAGGCCGATGAAATTGTCGCCCAGGAAATGAATGAGCGTCAGAAGCAACGCGAGGCAGATGCCGCCGCGGCTGAATCCACGAATGCTAAAAACGAAGAAAAGTCCGAAGAAGTCTCGTCCGCGTAAGATAAAAAATATTAATTAGTAATAAGATAAGATGTTAAGTGTAATTCTAAATTTAATCACACTATTAATTGTCGTCGCATTATGTGTCTTGTTTTTTTCCTTGAAGGAAAAGAGAAAAAACAAGAAAGATACCGATACAGCGTATGATGTCGCAACGGATATGTTGAAAGACCCACTCATCGTGAGTCGTGCATATTTCACTGAGCCAAAAACGGGTGACATCGGCGATTTTTCAGGTTATTCGGATCCCGAATCTGAGATTAAGATGGTTTAAGTATAACGGGTTGCATAGTCTTACCCATAAAAAATCCTAAAATAAAACCAACAAATACTATAATATAGGTAGTTTTATCTATTGATGCAAAAATATCCATCGGCTGAGTGGGAGGTGACGCCATTGGTTGCCATTGTTGTTGCATCATTGGGTACATAGGCGGAGGTGGAGGCGGCGCTTGGTTCATCATGGGCTGGGCATAGATGGGCGTCGAATCTTCATACGGGTCATCGGTCATGTCGTTGTCATGGGCATGTTTATCTAACGAATCCACTTCGGATTTATAGTCGATTGGATTGCCTATATCAGTCTCCATTTATTAGATAATTGCTCTTTTTTTTTAAGCTAAAATTACTCACTATCATCTTCGTCGGATTCTTCATCTTCACTCACGACGAATCCTTTAAGGTTGCCGTTATCGTCTTCGTCATCTGAATCATCGAATCCAGAGTCATCTGAATCGTATTCTTCTTCTGTGTCGAGATCGGATTTGTCCCATTCTTCATCATATTCATCATCACCGAAATCATCATTAACGACGGTCTCGGTCGGGACAAACAATTGAGGTTTTTTAACGATACGTCCATATCTAGTACGTATCGCACCTTCACTTATATTAATGTTCTCCATTTGATCAACTAAAGCGGCCATATTATTAATAATTAGTATATTCTTCTGTTTAAGTACTTTGGATGGAACACCTCGTTATTGTTTATCGCGTTATCCATTAATTTCTTTTCAAATGTGTAACCTATTGTGTTGGATAGTTGATGTATCTCATCCTGGATTCCCAAATTTCGTGTTTCGCCATACAATCCCAAATCCTCTAAACTATCGAGGGATTCTATTAAATATTGCTGTGCGACGTTTGGATTGTGTTCGAGGCGTTGCGCTAATTTGATTTTGGATAGGAATTTCATATATATTTCCGGTTCAACTCCTGAATATTTGTGGACTTTAAGTTTCAAATCCTTTAGGGTATCGGCACGTTCGGGTGGGGAATATTCTTTATATAATAATTTATATGCCACATATGTCGATGCGCACAAAAGGACCAGTGCCATTTAACTTAAATATATTTTTTATTTTGGATACAATTTATTCATTATTTTCGGGATGATCGTGTGTATCTTACTCTTTTTACCTTTACATATTACACAATCCTGCTTAATTTTCCCTTTGTTCGTGAGGATGAAACTGGTACATTTATCATCGTGGTTCTTTCCTGCTATCTCACAATATGTGGAGGTCGTTCCAATTATGTAATTTTTTCCATTCTTTTGTATTTTAATAACTTTTAGATCTGTGTGTTGTTTATCGACGTGTTTGACAATAAAATTCTCCATATCACTTTTACAATCCATTGTGTTTATCCCCGAATTATTTAAGGCGGTTTTTTTGACACCTATACACTTTCTCATCTCTTCTTTTTCTGGGTACAATTTATCCACAATCGATTGATTTAACTGATATGTACTTCCCACAAAGTCCTTACAGTATCCACTTCTCCTCCCATCGAGTGTATCACACGTACAAAAACACTTTTGTGTGATCCGATCGCCACTGATATAGAAATATACATGATTCGATCCGTGATTTCTTCCCAAGTTTTCGCAGTATTTAGAATTACTAGAAATTAAGTACCGATTATCAAATTTGAATAATTTAGAAACTCGTGCGTCGGATTGTCCGTTCATATTTTTTTGGATAAATCGCTCAATGTTGTACTTTAGTTCGATGTCACTGACTTCATCTTTGGTTTGTATTTCAGTGAATGATCCCTCCTTTATCGCCTTTGTTGGTCCCTCTATGGTCACAAAATCGGTCGAAGTTGTTCGTACGGCGGACATGGCTAGAATTTGTGCGTCCGGTCTCTGTCCTATTTTCGTCAAGCTACTTAACAAACCTCCGGGTTTATATACAAATACGGGTAGATACGGACCTTCGGTAACACCTTTCGTCATTTTATGTGACCACGGCATTCTAAACCCACTTCCCTTAGACCGTTTAGAAATGTCCCCATATACCGCAGAATCTATAATTTTTTCCCAATCTTCCGAACCTTTCGCTATATACAACGCGACCAATATATGTTCTCGGAGGGCGATCGCACTCGCTTGATTTACGACAAATCCGGGAAAATTTAAATGTATTCCCGTTTTGATTTTATCGCCCGATGGTTTTGGTTCCGCTACCGAAATTAAACATTCCTTCCCACCCTTCGTCATCATTTTATTACAAATTATCTTGCATATGCTCTGTATTTCGTTTAAATCTAGCGCATCGTCTGCTTTGTAATCCACATCGACGAAAAAATTATAATATTTTGTTTTTTGTTCGACTACGTATATCTTATCCCCCGATAATACGGCCTCTATACATTTATCATAAAATTCATTCAATCTATCAGATGGCACGGATAGGACTCCCCCATTCATGAGCACATGTGATAGCTTGTTACCTCCATGATCAATTTTTTGTTCTGCGCACCAGCGCTTGAACATACTTACGTTTGTTACGATTCTATTTTTTAATACCGTCTAATCGAAGCAGAGATGGAAACATCCTCAAATTCTTTATCTGTGGCAAGCTCCTTTTTTAAAGTTAATAATTCATACACGGTTCTCGGAGCGAGTTCGTCTGCCTTTTCCTTCGCGTCATCTTCTGAATAGCCTCTATTATCTATGAGCAATTCTCGGATTTCACGTAAAATATAAGCCTTTGACTTCATCCTATTTAATAGAAAATGTTTTTCTATTCAAGGATTGAACACACGCATAAAATTCTGGATTTTTTATAATATTATCGACGATCAAATTCCATCTCTTTCGGCAGTTATATTCCTCTAACGTATCGAAATTCATAAAATCATTTTCATCGAATGTCTTTTTTATCGGTTGTTTGTTTGCTTTCTTTGCTTGGCATTTAGCCTTTTCTTCATAAAATTTTCTAATGAGTGCGTATTGGTCGTTTCTTTTCCAATCAACGAAAAATACAAACACATTATAGACCAAGTCCACCGTTGGACTTTCCTTGACAGTAAATACGTATGACGTGTATTCTCCCTTCTTGAGTGAGACAATACCTCTTGTTTCTTCTTCTAGTTCTCTTAGAGCACATCTAAGTGGGTTGTAAATTTCTCTTCTTCTGCATCCTCCTGTGACAAAAATCCAATCTTTAAATCGTCGATCTCGAACGGTTAAAAACCGGGGCTTTGCGTCTGCGAAACTAACTGGGATCGCTATTGCTTTGTACTTCTTCATTGCTCATTTAGCAAGTTACAATAAACGGATATGATTATTTCACAGACATTACCTCAGTTTCCGCAGAAATCGGCGTAATAGATTGGATTGACTTTGTCGGTTGTACAGGTACGTTTTCCTCGCCATCTTCTTCATAATCTTCGTCACCTTCTTCCGACATATCGTCGTCGTAATAACTCAAACTATTTAGATGATTGGCCATCTGGGAGGAAAATGTCCTCACTTCGGATACATCATTTCGGGTATTTCTCAACTCACTATAGAGATAAAGGCTTCCAAGGATACACATCGCAACAGCAATGAGCATCATCGTTTCGCGGTCAAGAGAGAACATAGTATAACTAATATAACATATCCTGAAAGTTTTAAGTTCCTATAATCGCGCCCATGTGGACACCCTTATTGTCTGGAACCGTATATCCGGCGTCTTTTCCGAACTGGAGTGCGTCATAATGCGACTCTTTCGACTCTCTCGTAACACTTCTGCGTATATTCGTTACATTTTCATCGTATGGAACGGGTTTCGTATTCTCTGAGGTTTCTACTATCTTAGGATCCACTATTTTATCCAGTGTCCTGGATCGGGGATCATAGGTTAGCACGAAGACAAAAGCGAGTAAGAACAATACTGTCCAAAACATGCTTGTTTCTAATATAATTATCTATTTTTTTGGGACATTTTAGTTGGCATACACGAGACCCGCCATGCCGTTTTCTATGCGTATAATATTGTAATTAACCGCATAAATTGCGTCAAGCGAGCTGCTGCCAGAGTTGACAATACGAGCCGAATCGAGACGCGAGAAATTTAATGAACCTGTCGGTTGCAACTTGGAAGTTTCCAAACAGAACGGGTAAATGAAGAGAGACGTCTTCTTGTCACCCGACGAGTTCGGGACGTGGTAGTAGCTACTGACCGCAGAGTAGTTCGGCATCGTGAATTTGTAGTCACTGCAATCGGTACCGTTGATTTGGAGTTTCGTTTGGTTCGTCGCGGTCATCATACCGTTCGCGGAGCAGTTCGACACGAGGAACTTCACCGGGTGATTAAACGAGAGCTCCTGGATTTTCGCCTGACTGGCGATAACCTTTTGTGTTTGGGTAATCAACATGCTCATCGGCTTCGAGGACATCACGGAGCGTTCATCCGTGTCCAAGAAAATGTAGTTCGCGTAGGCTTCCCACTTGTTGCTAGCCGCGGAGGCACCCCAGTGAATTCGGAGTTCGACATCATGATATTGCATGGCGATCAACGGAAGAGAGGATTGCCAGTTTTCGCAAAATTGAAATCGGAGGGGATAAAATTGTTCTCCCGCGCCACCACGGTAGATACCACCACCGACAGACTTAGACGAGGACGTCGCCAAAAGTTCCGGCGCAATCATCGTAGAGAACGTAGAATCTTGTTCATCGATCAATTGTCCACCAATGAACAGTTCGACCTTGGAAATCTTGGATTCCCAATCGGTCACAGTGGCCGCTTGGGTACCGTTGGAGTGAATGGGGGCAAGGTAAACGTAGGACAACATGTCTCCCTTTCTCTCGAAGCGAATGGA